GGCCGCTCTCTGCGTGTAATCGAGAGTATTATTACCAATGTGCTTTAAGTGGCACAACACTATCCCACAGCAAACGCTTATCGCTAAACTGCTGGCTATTTAACAAAAGGTGATAGCACAACACCTATGAATAAGAAATAAATCAAATAAAAGAATAGAACCCTTCTTTCATTTCCGAGTCAACTGGAAAGGGCATGTCAACCCAGGAAGAGCCATTCCGGAAACGAACCTTCCCATTGGCATCACAATGGAACTTGTAATGATACCAAGTACTGGGAACATTCTCAGGCACCTCCAAAAGTTGCATGAGAGTCCCAAGCTTGATTTGTAATTGTACGAAACCAGTAACATCTATGATGAGATCATCATCCTTATCAATGGCTTTCACAGCTCGTGGAATTTCAGTTAATTCTGCACGACACTTAAAATACATCTTTTTGTGTAACCAAGTTTCATCCTCAATCAACAAATCAACACTTGGGTCTCCATCGTCATCAATTTCAATGTTGACCCAACCAGAGCTGGGGTTGTCTGCATCCCCCTCAACACAAACAAAAACGCGCTGACCAGCAAGGGAATGTTCAGATAATGCAGTCGGTAAAATTTCAAAACCATAAGGAGATATTTTTGGAGTTTTCTTGGATTTAGGTGGGTCTGCCACAGGCAAGACCTCCACAGATTCGTCATCGACAAACTTTGCTAGTGACAAACCAAAACGAGACAAAAAGAAACTCGGCGCCATGGTTTCACCTAATAACGCCCGTGAAGCGTATACTTGCCCTTGAATGTTAACATGAAGCGATCAGAATTGGCAGGTTTGTCGACAACATCTGTCTCCGTGAAAGCATAGAAGAATACCGGACGAGAATTGTCGTTGTCTGGTCCCTTCAACAAATCTTTCATGGTGTCATCAAATTCACATGGTATCTGCACCTTAACAGTGCCTGGATCTCCAGTGCCACCATAAGTAACATCAATTGCCCCATGGAGTGCTACCATTTCTTCTGCTGTTGTTGGAGTCACTACGCCAGCTGCAGCCCAACCACCGTAAAAAGTGCACATACGTCCATAGATGCCAGGACGAGGTGCAAGACGTACGGAAAGCTCCTTCCATACGCCAATTGGATGATGTTTGAGCAACTCCCTTGCGCCAGTATTGGTCCAAGGCTCGTAACGCATCACCGAGCCAAAAGTGGTGGTCAAGGTTGTAGCAGTCTTCACTTGTACTGCCCCAGCGAACTTATAGTCTTGATCTGAACCATATTCTGCGATCAAACGGCTTGCGGTAACTGAAGGCATGATTAAGCAATTGTCGTTGCGTCAAATTGCTTGATTAACTTGTCAAGCCTTGCACGTTCCGACAACAACTTCCCAATTTCCAGATTGATCTGAGAGCGATCTCCTGGAGGAGCAGCTGTCAAACGAATCTGTTTCTGCTTTAATTCGCGGGCAAGTTCCAATCTGCGTGCACGAAAGCCGTCTTCCTCTGAAGAAGCTGGGGTAATTGCACTGGTTGTTGGTGTGTCCACACCAGCCACTGACTCAAGATTCTCGAGGGTGTCCGCACAGTCTTCTAGCACTGCAAATTGTTTGGAAGAAAGAAAATGACCTTCAGTATGGCCAATTGAGATAACGGTAGAATTGCACTGCTTCAAGATATTTCTGATGGTGTGGGCAATGCTCTCATCCGACATTTCAGTTGTACTGTAATTGTAGTTAAGCAGACCACTCGCGATGGAGTTCGCGTGTTGGGTACCAATCCAACATAAAAGTGGGGTGTTTGCTCCTTAAGCCTATCGCTATTAAAAGCCGAAGATAGACCGACATGCGCATCCGTCCTCTCGGGCCGAACAACTTTCCAGAAATGAAGTTTGGGAAGATTGTCGCCTCGCCTCACTGATTTCTCAGCTTCGCGATGCCAGTGGGAATTACTTCCGATTGGCCGACCATGTCTCGCCGCGTAGCGACTAACCTATAGAAAAGCGTGAGTGACCTTATCGGTTGGTTTTTGGACTAATGCAGTGCTGCTCAAGCTGCGCAACTTATCTTTCGATATTCCGTTGGCTTCGCTGCATTCCTACTCAGAGGCTGTGTATTTGGTCTCGTACAATAAGACGACTAAATTTTGACTCGATAGTTAGAGTTAACGAACGTAATGTTGCAATGCGAGTATTGCCGATTTTACTCAAAATCTGTGATCTCCACGTCTTTGGAGAAAGTGTTTTTCCATGTAATTGTGCGCTTGCCAAAGGCTCCATGAAGTGTCAATGTGTTTGGTACCACAGCCACTGCATGATCTTCATACACAACTACAAAAGACCTGGAAATCCTTCTTCTATCCATTTGATCTATTAATCGCTTGCGTGATCGTTGTGCAAACCGCTCATTCATGATGATGAGTGGAACTTGATTCTCGCGACACACCTTTAATGCCAACGTCCTATTTACTGGCCCCCGGTACGAAGCAATGGCGTTGATAGCTGCTACATTCGTCTTCACACAATTCGCCAATGCGTAGCCGAAACAACCACCGTTACGTTCTCGAACCGTATACTGCCGGGGCTCCTCAGACCGCAACTCATTAGGTAATGTGTTGAAATCAGCTCTTGCCACCGCCAGGGCTCTGGTCCACAAATCAAAGACTACCACGGGGTCACCTCCCCATACTTGACAGCGTGCCTCGCAGTACGCTTGCAAACCGTGGCGCGCGGCCAAAGCTTCAATGCGCCGGGCGTCTGCTGCAATCCCGGCGTGTTGTATCTGATTGCGTTTTCGGTGTGCGTACTTTAAGATGGTCCGCAACGCCTTGTATACCACAGTTC